GCATTCTCTCTGGCTCTTATCGTAAACAATCTGTAGTCAATACAGAGTTTACATTAGTTAAAGGTTTTCAGACCGGTGCTAAAGGTGGTTATGTGACTGTTAAAAATGACGGTCAATTCGCAATCAACATCCCTGAAGTCAAGGTGCTTGTTGATAGTATCAATGAAATTGAATTTTTGAATGGAGAAAATGTGACAGAAAATACAGTAAAATTTGCAAAAGCTGAAGTAGCTAAAGAAACTGAAACAGAAGCAATGGACCGTATTGCGGCTCGTTTCGAGGTCCTTGATGAAATGTCACGTGCGGCAATCAATGGTGATATCCGTGCTATGATTGTATCAGGCCCGCCCGGTGTCGGCAAGTCATATGGTGTTGAAACACAAATGGAACGTGCAAGTATGTTTGACAAGCTTGCAGGTAAGCGTGTGCGCTTTAACATTGTTAAAGGTGCTATGACTGCATTGGGTTTGTATGCTCAGTTGTACAAATATTCTGACACTAAAAACGTGTTGATTTTCGATGATTGTGATTCAGTTTTTACTGATGACTTAGCATTGAACATTTTGAAGGCCGCATTAGATTCAGGTAAGACTCGTAGAATTTGCTGGAACTCTGACAGTCGTTTGTTGCGTGAAGAAGGTATCCCGAATACTTTCAACTTCAATGGTAGTGCTATCTTTATCACTAACTTGAAATTCGGCAACTTGAAGTCTAAAAAATTGCAGGATCACTTAGAAGCATTGCAGTCACGTTGTCACTTTCTGGACCTGACTATTGATGGTGATCGTGACAAAATGTTGCGTATCAAGCAGGTACATCGTGATGCTGAAGGTGGTTTGTTTAGTGATTATGATTTTACAGAAGAACAATCACAAATGGTGATTGACTTTATGTGGGACAATCATACAAAACTACGTGAAGTGTCCTTGCGTATGTGTTTGAAGATTGCTGACTTAGTGAAGATTAGCCCGAACAACTGGAAAAATCTTGCACGTACAACGTGTATGAAATCTGCATAACCCTGCAGTGTGCGTAGAGGCAACGTCAATAAGTCCTCTCCGATAAAGGAGCATTGCTCCTTTAACCATTATGTTTGTAAATACTGTATACCTGTGATATAATAAAGAATGGATTTTAAGACACTTGAAGATGTTGGCACCTTTATGCTTATCAATATACGATTAAGCAGGTATGACCTACAGTTTGTAAATAACTTAACTAATCTAATCGGCATAAAGAATACAATCACTACTAATCAGGATAGTCTTTTTAGAAAGATTGCATTAAAATACCGTAAACAGTTTACACAACAAAAATTTGATATTGATAACTTGTTGATATTACCTTGGAAATGCAACGTTGTAGAAAGTTCTCCGCAATATACAAACGCATCTATTGCTATTTTAAAAGACACTATAATTTTTAGATCACCTTTTAATAAAAACTTTTTAACTGCACTAAAGAAGAATCCAATACATTCAATGGAATGGCACAGGGACAAACGTCAATATGAAATTGAGTACGGCCCAACAACATTAAAAATGCTAATTACATTAAGTGCCGATCATTTTGAGGCTATAGACTATTGCCCAATTGCTAAAGATATTATTAACAGTCTTAGCGAATATGAATCAGTTAAATATTGGGAGCCGACACTTGTATATAACAATGGTTACTTCTATGTAGCCGCACTCAATGAAGTACTATACGATATTATTAAAGATATACCACTAACCAACGATTTAGTAATGATAGCGGATTATGTTCAATATGGAATTGCTATCAGTGATTCTGTTATAGAATATTTCTCTACTATTGAAGATCCACGTAAAGTAAACCTTGCTGTTAATTTTCAAAGTGAATTTGAAATTAAAGAATTAGAAACTGCTATTAAATGGTTAAGTGAATTGGGATGTGATGGTATATCCGAATCCTCAAGGCTAAGTTCTAATTTCAAACAATTATTCTTATTAGGAGAATATTCGGAAAATCTATTAAATGAATTAGAAATTATTATCATAAGAGACCACTCTAACTTGAAATCATATGAGAAACCTGTTATGCTACATTATAGAAATTACGGAGCAATGGATTTGCCTACAACTCTATTTAAAACTATAAAATGTGTAAATTCAGAACCTGTAAATTTGGGAATTAAATGAAACAATGTAAGATAATCGTTAAAGATGAAGTTAACGTAAAGATAGAAGGCCTTGAACTTGCAGAGCGTAAAGCACTGATGAAAATGTTTGAGTACGAAGTACCCGGAGCACGTTATCTACCTGCAGTACGATTGGGTAGATGGAATGGTAAGGTAAGCTATTTCAGTTTAGCGGGAAGTACTTACATTAATTTGTTAGAAGAAATATTACCTGTACTTGATAGAGCAGGATATGATATTGAGTTGGATGACACCAGGGATTACACTACAACCTTCGAATTCGCTGAAGTGTCCGAATCAACGTTTGCTCATAAGAATTGGCCTAAAGGTCATCCTAAAGAAGGCACACCCGTAGAGTTACGTGATTATCAAATCAGTATCGTCAACAACTTTTTAAAGAACCCACAATCACTACAAGAAATTGCAACAGGTGCAGGCAAAACATTAATGACTGCCGCACTAAGTTATAGCATAGAACAATATGGCCGTAGTATTGTCATTGTTCCTAACAAGTCACTTGTAACGCAAACAGAAGCAGATTACATCAATCTTGGATTAGATGTTGGTGTATACTTTGGTGATCGTAAAGAATACAACAAAACACATACTATCTGTACTTGGCAAAGTCTTAACAATATGCTTAAGAAAACAAAAGCAGGTGAAGCAGATATTATGGACTTCATTGAAGGTGTTGTTTGTGTAATGGTTGATGAAGTGCATATGGCTAAAGCTGATGCATTAAAAACATTATTGACTGGTGTCTTTGCTAAGGTCCCAATTCGTTGGGGTCTGACTGGAACTATCCCTAAAGCTAAATTTGAAGCACAATCTTTGTTTGTTAGTTTAGGCCCCGTAATCAGTAAATTAAGTGCAAGTGAATTGCAGGATCAAGGTGTATTAGCACAATGTCACGTTAATATCGTACAACTGAAAGACGATGTAGAGTTTACTAATTACCAAAGTGAATTGAAACACTTATTGGAAGATACAAATAGACTTGATGCTATTGCTGAATTGATATTAAAGATTAAAGAAAGTGGTAATGTCTTGGTCCTAGTTGATAGAGTTAATGCAGGTAAAGAAATTATTAGTAGGTTACCGGACAGTGTGTTTGTCAGTGGTGCTACTAATATGGTTGATAGGAAAGAAGAATATGACGAAATTGCAACCAGCACAAATAAAATCATTGTTGCTACTTATGGTGTCGCCGCTGTTGGTATCAACATACCTCGTATTTTTAATCTGGTTCTCATTGAACCTGGAAAATCCTTCGTCCGTGTTATCCAAAGCATCGGTCGAGGCATTCGTAAAGCAGAGGATAAAGACTTTGTACAAATCTGGGACATAACAAGCAGTTGTAAGTTTGCCAAACGACATTTGACCCAACGTAAAGCTTTTTATAAAGAGGCAAACTACCCGTTTGACGTTGAAAAGTTGACATATAGATAAGAACCTGATATAATACATTATGCGTATATTAACCCTAGACAACGAATTCTATAACTTAGAAACACTCCCCGAAGAGATTGATGACTTGCGTTTTGCAATACTAGACAATAGTAATCCACAAAACGTAGACTATCATTATATCCCACTAATCTTTTTAGAATCATTTAGTAGCCCTGCGCTTGTATTGAAGATTGGTAACAGTACAATTAAGATGCCTATTGATTGGCAGATACTAATCGGTGAACAAGAACACGGTGACTTAGAGACACTACCACTAACTAGTATCAATGACAGAGGCTTCAATGCGTTTGAGTTTAATCCACTTAGTTCATTCAGTCCGAGTTTTGTACCTATTGAGATTGTAGATATCTATCACGATGTAACTTGGTATGCACCTAGATTAAAGAATGGACAATTCTTGTGTGTACCGTTAGATGATGGACCTAAGCCAAGATGTGTATACTTTGTAAAAGAGATTAGTCGCAACTGTGAGATTGTAGATTATAGTCAGGCATTCTAATGGCAACAAAGAAAATAGCAATACCACAAGATGAAAAATTAGAGAATCAAGACTTTAACTTGTTTGAAGCTATTGCGGCACTAGACAAGAAGGACTATGGTTATTATGATAGACTTACGCCCGAGCAACAACGTAAGTTTGTTCCGTTTATGTTAATCAAGTGGTTAAGTTATGTAAAGGGTTCTAGTGATATTGCAGGATACTATGCAATGAGTACAGAATATCACGCTAACAAATACTTCTTTAATGAGAATGTATCAAAGCATCCTAAACTACAATGGTATATGATGTGTGCGGCAAGCCCCGGTAAAGGTAAACAATATCATCAGTGGTTACCACAGATTAAAGAACGTGTAAGTTTGTTAAAAGAACCAGCACAAGTAAAAGAAATCAAAGAATACTTTACAAAGATTTACCCTAAAGCAAATAGCGAGGATTTAACAGAGTACTCAAAACAGTTTGTGCAAGAGCAGAGAAAGAAAATGCATCTTGCAGAAATTTATCCCCATTTAAAAATAGCAGACATAGAAGTATTAAGCCAAACGGTTACAGATGAAGATATCACTCAATACGAAAAAGACAGAGGCAACTGATAAGACAATCAAGTATGGTTGTGATTTTTGCAATAGAGAATTCCTACGTGAATCTACTATGGCTAAACACCTATGTGAGAACAAACAACGTTGGATGAATAAAGATATGCAAGGAAATCGAATTGGCTTTCAAGCTTGGCTACAGTTTTATAAAAAGAATACTTCAACTAAAAAGAATAAGACATACGAGGAGTTCATTCGTAGTGCTTACTATACTGCCTTTGTAAAATTTGGAACTCATTGTGCAAATATCAATGCAATTAATATCAGTAGATATGTAGATTGGTTGTTAAAAAATAACATCAAAATTGATACTTGGGCTAGTGATAGCGTCTATACAAAGTATCTGATTGAGTATCTGCGTATTGAAGATCCGTTAGATGCTATTGCACGTAGTGTCCAAACTACTATGGATTTAGCAGAGAAAGAGGGTATTGTACCTAAAGACTATTTGTGTTATGGTAACCCTAACAAGATATGTCACAGTATTACCAATGGGAAACTTAGTCCTTGGATGTTATATCAGAGTAGTAGTGGTGTGAAGTTCTTAGATGGCCTGAATGAATCACAGGTTAAGATGGTTATTGACTATATCAATCCAGAACTATGGAAGATTAAGTTTAATCGTGAACCAGATAACGTGAAACAAGTTAAGGAATTGTTGAATGCAGGCGGGTACTAGAGTTCGTATACCTTGGAAAAAGGGAGATATTATAGATTGGAATGAAACCTGTGCTTGGGCGATAGAACAGTTTGGATTACCGGGCAATAAATTTACTACAGATCCTACTGTAGATTATATGGATTTCTATTTTAAGGATGAGCGTGACGCTGTTCATTTTGAGTTAAGATGGGGTTAAAGTGCGACAAGTAACATTATACATTGATGTTGATAGAACCTTAAAAATAGTCAGTGAATTAAAAAAACACGGATGGGTTATGGGTAAAGATTTTGACTTTGCATATCATAAACCAATCTATGATAGCTTTAGTGGATCTAATTGGGAACCAGAACTAGAGAAGCATACTGTGTTTACTTTTTACAATGATGTTAATGCAAGTTATTTTATGTTGAGGTGGGAATGAATATAACAGAAGAAATTGTTAATCAAGTGGCCGATCAGATGGCTAAAGATATTGACACATTAGTGTTAATGTCTGCATTAGGATGGCATTCTTTCTACTTTAGTGAAGGTACAGTTTATGAACAAGAGTATTTGACTGCACAACCAGCACAACCACTCAGTGGTGCTAAATGGAAAGAAATGGAAGAATGGATGGGTGAAACATTTGGGCCTACAGCACACGATGGAGTATGGACACCTAATATGCGATGGTATATGAATAATTCTATGTTTTGGTTTCGTGACAAAAAAGATTTAGAATGGTTCATCTTAAGATGGCAATGATATATGAACATTATGATTATGATGCTGGATGGGAAAACACTAAACCCGGTTGGTATGAATGTACAATACGTGCTAAACATCTTGCCAAATATAATGAAATAATTAAATGGTTAGAAACTAATATTGGCAAACACGAAAGACATTGTAGGTGGTGTGTAACTGATGATGACATAGTTAGCTTTAAGTTTAGGTATGAAAGAGATTATATTATGTTTACGTTGAGGTGGAGTTGATGGCAACAATACCTCACATACAAGACTATGATGACGATGATCCAGAAATAGATAAACGGAGAAATCGTTGGAACTATTGGGAAGCATTGAAGAAAGTTCGTAAAGAATATATGGAACAGAATAAAGAGTTTGACGCATATGACTTTGAAGATTACCTTATAGGACAATATGGATTAAAGATGAACATTGTTAATGGTAACATAACTGATGGTTATGAGATTGTTGATGAAAAAAAGTACCTAATATTTTTATTAAAATTCCAATGAACACTACTCCCTTTCCCATAACATCTTTACAAAAAGGTAAATTTCTAGTATCATGGCCTAAGTGGGGCAACATTAAAACGTTTGATATTAAGAAAAAACTGTTAGATGTGCTATTTGAAGATATCGGTAGTGATGAAGTTGGTATTAGTATTTCGATTGTAAAATACGAACTTGATATTATGTGGATTACATTAAACACTTGGGCACAAGACGTTAATGGAGAATATGCTAGATACCTAGAAGATATGTATGAGATTAAAGGTGTAGCATTCAATAGTGAAAATGAAGCCTTAAAGCTACAAGATTACTTAGAGAAAAAATATATTTGGAAAACATTACAGGCATAATATGGCAAATGATATAATGATTGATATTGAAAGTTTAGATACAACACCTAACTGTGTTATCTTAACTATTGGCGCAGTAAGATTCGATCCTAAGGGTAGTGGTGTAGTTGAACGTTTAGAGTTGAGACCTACAATTGAGGATCAAACAGAAATTTATAATAGGAGCATAAATGAAGATACATTACGTTGGTGGAGTGAGCAGAGCCCTGAGGCACTTGAAGAAGCTATGGGAGATAGCGGACGACTACCATTTGCTGAATGCATGGAGACCCTTTATAAGTTTTGTTGGAACCGTCGTGCTGTTTGGAGTAATGGCGCTTCCTTCGATTGTGTCGTTATGGAGTCTGCTTGGCGGCAAGTAAGTGATAAGCCTAATCCTATTCCTTGGCCTTTCTGGACAGTCAGAGATACACGAACATTGTTTGAAATAACAGGTGTCAGTCTCAAAGATGGTGGACACACTACAAGTCACAAAGCAGTAGAAGATGCCGAACGACAAGCTATTGTTGTACAAAAAGCGTATACTAAACTTATTAAAGCAGAATTGGTAGCACCCCCTAGATGAGAATAGAATCAGACATTGATATTGACTTTGGTGATAGAGATAAGTTATTGCAACTTATCAAACATACACCTGCCTCTATGCGTAACGCTAATCCAATGCGTAAACACGCTACTGGGGTTTACATTACTGACATACCTTACGATCCAGTAAATGATATGGCAGCTATTGACTATGTTGAAGCAGAACAACGAGGGTATTTCAAACTAGATTTATTGAATGTTCACGTTTATTCGCAGGTTCGTGATGAACTACATTTAGCAACATTGATGCGTGAGCCTAACTGGGATAACTTAAATAAAAGAGAATTTGTAGAGAAATTGATTCACTTGGGTAATCATTATCAATCACTACAGAAGATGCCCAGTTCAGTTGATAGCATTCCTAGACTAGCAATGTTTCTAGCATTGATTCGCCCGGCTAAACGACATTTAATAGGACAATCTTGGGCTGATATATCTAAATCAATTTGGGATAAGAATACTGACGGGTATAGTTTTAAAAAGAGTCACGCAGTTGCATATGCACATTTAGTAGTGGTACATATGAATTTGATAGAAGAACAGAATTAAACTATTCTTTTTACTAAGGTAATGCTACGGCGCTTGCTCTTACGTTTACTCAATTCAGACATACTACACAACGGGCCGTGTATTACTGTTAAACTTTTGTTGTTAAATGTCCTAAGGTATGGTTTAAATATAATCCATTCTTCTTTTAAGAACAGATTAATAGGTATAAGTCTATTACTTTCCCACCACCAAATATCGCCTAATTCTAGAAATTTTTCCCTAACGGTAGACTCTATTATAGCCCCGTAATCGTAAATAGTGGTGACTATATCGTCCCTATTTTGAACTATTCCAACATAATCTTGGTTGGCGTATGAACATATAGTTATGAACGGGTGATTTGTTGTTAGTTTATTGAAAAATTCGTTTGATATCATT